GCTTTAACACTACGACCAACTGCATTAGCAAAGTCAGACGCAACATCTTCGGCACTAACTTCTCCGCCATATGGTGTTGTCCAATATGGCCAATCAATTTCAAACTCGTTTGAAATATCGCTCATGTGTCTTAAGCCAGAATCTGATAAAAATTCTTCTTCGTCTTTTGTACCTTGATTTTCTTCACGATATTCATCTAGCGCAGAGTCATACATGTCACCACGACCCTCCCACTCGGATGTGACTAATTCATCAAATTCTTCGTCTGCGGCACTTTTTGCTTCCATGTAGCGATCGTAATTTTCGTCTGATTCACGTGCGGCTTGTTGGTCAGATAACTTAGAAAAACGTGGGCTACGATTGCCTGCTTCCATAGCGGCTTCAATTTCATCGTCACCGAGTCCTTGTGATTCTAAGTGTTCACGGATTTTTTCTTCTTCGTCCCACTCGTTATTGTGAATCCAATCACGTAGATAGTCTTCCCCGTCTGACGCCCAGTCCTCGTCAATTTTTTCCGTTTCCCATTCGTAATAACGTTCTTGTAATTCACCAATTAAACGTTGAACCCTGCGCGTGTCGTTATAGTCGCCATCATTGAAGAATTCTTCAATATCCCCAAAGCTACGAGTACGCTGGTCTTCATCGTAGTCTGGCTCCATATCCCCGCCTTCTTCAGACTGGGCATTTGGAACAATCATTTCAAATTCCATTCCCGCTTTTGCGTTGATTCTGGATGCCAACTGCTTTAAGCTAGATGGGCTCATGTTAATTTCGTCTAGTTGTTGCTCAACTAATACGGGTTGTTGGGGGTTGACGTCACGTAATTTCATAGTAACGTATTTATACTATTTTAACTCTTACTGTCCTTGATTGACAGTGATCTTGACGCAACCACCTGCTGTGGCACAATTGCTAGTGATCGAATAGTATTGTTGAGTACTACCGCTTTGAGTTAGGCTTAAATCTTGGGCTAGACCGCTTAGATTTATTTTAGTCATGTGGCCACCGCTGCCTTGCTGTAGAATATCAACGTTTTTATTACCACCAGATAATGTAATATCCGCCCAATGACTACCTGAGTCTTTTTGTTGTATTAAGACTGAATTGTTATTGTTTTGAATGTTAACAAACGCACCTTTTGCACCACCTGTACTCGACTGTGTAACGCTAACTGTATTACTATTACCTGTTACGTTAACGTTTGCATAATTTACTTGAGTAGAAGCATTGCCGCTTTGCACAATGTCAATGTCGTTTGATGAACCATTGCCTGTATAACCTGCGTAGTTGTTCTTTGTACCAGATTGTTGAACGGTGATGCTGTTCATATTACCAATCTGCTCAATATAAACACGACTATCATTTGTGGTGCGAGAAGCAAACGTTTGAACTTTTGCGGCATTAACAGTGTCAGCATTAAATGCGGCAGAACTGCCACCACAACAAAGTGTAGGAGCCGGGGGAGTTGTGGGCGTGCCTGCTGTGGTACCTGTTCCCGAATTAGTTACGCTCATCGTACTATTATAGCCACCAGGTGTTCCGCTTGTTGTACCACCAGAAGCACTGGGCCCACCACCATTTTCGTTAGCAACCAGCCCTACAGTACTTGAGCCGGGAACCCCGTCGCTGTTAACAATACAAGGATTTGAACCACCCCATGCACCTTGACAAGACCCCATCCCTGGGTTAGTTGTCCACCCCTGAGCATTGTATCCGTAAGCTGGACCAAACTCTGGATTATACAGCAAGTTGCCACCATTGTTACGTTGTAGTGTAGGGGCACGATACCAAGGCCCATAGTCGCCAGCCCAATAACTACCGTCAATACCATACATGCTTACTTTTGCATAAGCCACAGTAGATGCTTGTGCCTGAGTTAATGTTGTGCTGGTTGTTAGTGTTGTCCAAGGAACTGCGGTGTCAATACAAGGATTACCACAAACTGCATTGGGGTTTGGCAGGTTAGCGTTATAGTTTGAGTTTACACTAGCAACCAATGTACCACTGGACGTATAAAATTGTATCTTTACGTTGGCGGTATCACTTTGGCCTGCACGGCCGCCACCGTTGTGTGCTAAAACACTAAAAGTAAATGTGCCACCAGTTTGCATTGCACTATCAAATACCACACTTTGACTGATAGTTGTGGTAACATAAGCTGTAGCAATAGAGTTATAGTTTGTTTGGGCAAATGTATTAGAACATAATAACAACAATAGTAAAAATATCTTTTTCATGCATCTGCCCTTTTAAACCATTGATAACGCTGTAGTTCTTGTAGCATTACATCTGTTGAAGTTTTGTTCCAAGCGGCAGCCCATTCAACAAAACGAAACCAATCAAGTACGTAATCGTCTTGGCCTTGCCGCCATGCTTGGTACATGTGATGCAATTCGCTTTCAAACATCATCTGCGTAGTACCCCAAGGTTCTGCTTGATATAAACAGTATTGCCCCCGCCCCCGCCTGCACCAATTAGTTCACTTGCACTTGCATCGTTATGCACAATAGTGATTGCAGTGTTGCTACTGTAGCCTTGCGTCTTTACTTCAGCATAATGATCTTCGTTGCTTCTAAATGCTATGCCCTTGCCACGACTTTGTATTTCCTGTGCATCAGGATTGGCCCAAGTAACGCAAATATTAGTACTGGCATTACAACCAGTTTTACCGGCAGCTTCTGCCATGGCTAACAATCTTGCACGTTCAATTTCTTCGTTGGACTCTCGAACACGCTGAGCAAGCCTACGAGCTGCTTCTGCTTCAATTTCAGCTTCTATTTCTTCGCGTTTGGTACGACCAGTGTTATCGCGGATAGCACGTTCTACTTCGTGCGGACGTACAAGGATAAGATTGTTGTTGATCTTACCTTCAACAGTCTGAATAACTGTTGGTGCAGTCGGGCGTATGTATGTACTGGTAATGTATGTGGCTTCAAATGCCTTATCTAATACCACTGTGCCAGCACTATTAGATACAGATATCTGTCCAACTCTGCAACGATTTTCCTCTAACTCATATTTCTTTTGTTCGCTTTCTTCTTTGCAACTTGGCAATAGCACAATTAAACTTTGACCTGTTTCATCTACGGTCATTGAAAAGTCTGTGCCACGAACAGCAATGTTAGCAGTCGGTGTTTTAACTGCAACTTGTTGTGGATTGTTTTTAGCAATTTGTCCGCTAGCATAACGAACAGTGCCCATTGTTACTTTCATAGCAAGTTTGCCAGCGTCGCTATTCTTAGGATCATATACAAAATCGTCGATGACTAGCTTGGAGTTTTCAGTAACTCTTACCTTGGTGTCGTCTTTAAATGTAATGTTTGAAGCACAGGCTTGTGTGAGGTAGGTATCCATGCTTTCAATGCTAGCACCTTTTATGCCTGATGATTTTGTTTTGCCGCGTTGTACTTCACATTGTGTTCCTTTGTTATCGGAAACAATGCCAATACTACCACTGGCAAAAGTGGTAGTATTGTTAGTGATTAGAAGTATGGCAAAAAGCAACTTCCACATTGATTATCTCGCAATAGCTGTACCTGGGGTAACAATGGCGCTACTGCTTGTTCTTACAGTAATTGTGTTGTTGCTGCCTGTTGCTCGGATATCAACTGTAGTATCGTTTGTACCCTGTTGTTGAGTTGTGATACTATTAAAGCTGCCGGCGATAACTTGCTTTAAGTAGTGACCATTGGCACCAGCCGCATCTGTTTGCTGAATGTTCAATATGTTGCTGTTACCAGTTACTTCAATGTCGCTTGTACCGTTCGAGCTTTTTAACTCTTTGGTAATTTGGTTTGAGTTGCCAGTGATTGCAGTAGTGCTGGTAATATCACTGCCTACCAACTGCTGAATAATCAAGTTACTGTCACCTGTGATAGTTTCAGTTACGGAGTTACGCAAGTTTGATGCATTATTAACATCGCCGATTGTCAAGCTGGTTTGGTTGCTGTGACCAGTTACTGTGCTAGTGTAAACGTTGTTGTTGCCTTGCAAGTCATATTGAGCACTGTTGCCGTTGCCAGTTTGTGCAAGTGCAACAATGTTGCTACTACCGGTGATTGTAGCATAGTTAGACGAGCTTGGTGCCGCTGGACTTAGTGTTGTAATGCCACTTGCACTAACACTAGTAGGTGTACTCAACGCAATACCACCTACGTTGTTTGTTCCACCAACTTGTTGAATGGTAACAGTGTTGCTATTACCAATTTGTTCAATGTATACTTTGTTTGGGCCAGTTGCAGCCTGTGACCATGCAGTACCAGTAGCCATTAATGCCGCTGTAAGCAAACAAACTTTTGTTATACTTCTATTCATTTTAAAACCTAAACAGATTACTTTTCTCTGCCTAGCTCCTTGGGATATATCCCGTTAGTTAACTCTCTTTGATCTTGCCAGAGAGTGTAAGTTTTTCCAAGACCTACATACTGTACAAGCAAGATCTATGCACACGGTTTTTCTTAAACTTATTGTGCAGTTGCCCCGCCTTTAACTTCTTCGGCAGCAGGCTTATCTTCTTTAAAACTCCAATGTCCCTTGCGAGCACCTTCGTGTATTGTACCAACAACAGCGGCTTGTACTGCTAAATTAACTGCTTTGTTGATACTTTCGTTAATGCTTGCACCAGTTTCGGCTTCAACGCTTTGCGTTCCGCTGTCAACAAACTTTAACACACCAAACTTGTCCATGTAACTTAATACAGTTTTAGTCACTGTAACGCTTGTTAGCACTTCGCCTGTAGAAACGCTTACTGTTCTTAAATTAACTGTAACAGTATCGCTTTGATATTGTGTGCTTGCACCAATGCCCAATAAACGAACACCAGATCCGCCTGTTAATGTGTTGCTGTCATAACCAATGATACCACCTTCGACGATAATACCTGCAAACATCATTGGTGTTAGCGGCTTGGCATCTTTGCCCTGATATTGCTCGCGTGCTTGGCGAATCATTTGACGTTCTTTAATCAAGTTTTCTAAGCCAACACGCTCTAATACTGTAAACCAACGAGCTTGTCCAACATCCTGTAATGCTTTGATTAAGTAGCTTTCTGCACCTTGTGTAACTGCACTTGATAAGCTGGCAATGTTAGGAATGCTTTTACGCTGACCAGTTTTATCTTGAAAGCCGTAAACTGCTACTGGGATTGGACCAGTTGCAGGTGGTAGTAACTTAGCAGACTGATCTTTTAAAAATACATTTTGTTCAACTACTGGTGCATCAAATTGCTTACCTGTTGCTTTTTCTCTTATTGCAGAACCTGTAGCACAACCTGACAGCACAAGTACCGCTGATATTGCTAAGGATAACGTTGTTCTTTTCATAGCGGTTCCTTAGATGTTAAATGCCGCATAAGGCATTGTTAATTCTGTGTAATTGTTTGGATTTGCAATTTCAGCAATTCTAACAATTACGTTTGTACCTTGGATCGTCCAAGTAATGTTTTGTCCGCCAATGTCAATGTCACCACATGGGCCGCCGCTTGTAGAAGGTGTGCAAGTTGGTGCGCTTGGACTAGAACCAAACAAGCTATCGCTAATACGCTTGGCTAACTCACTGTAAATGCGAGTCTCCATGCTGACCTTAAAACGTGCCTGCGGTGTGTTTGCAGCCTCACGTTCGGCGGCAGCTTTTAATGCTTCTGCGGCTTGTTTGTTTTTGTCTTTTTGTTGATCTTCTAACTGCTTTAGAGTTAGGACATGTGACGAATAGCCCAGGCCACTAAAGGCTGGACTATTAAAATTGTGTTGTAGTTCTGCGGCACTTGCGCTTAGTACCACACTTGCAACTAGTGCTAAAGTTATCTTTTTCATAATCTAAAGTAGGGCCCAAATTCCCTACTTTAGTATTTAAAAGTTTGCGCTAGATTAATAAAGTGCTAGTTAATTTATTTTAACTGGCGTGTAGTGCTGGTTTTAGTCATTGCAGGCTTGTCTTTAGGCACAATCTTCTTGGCAGTCTGACGATTTGTTGATATTGAACTTGGTTTAGCAACTACATTATCATCAGGATCTAAATTGGGCATTGGATCAGCTTTTGATCCCGGCGGCTTTAATTTGAAACTAAATGCACCCTTAGATGGATCGGTTGCAGCAGATTTAGTTTCAACTGTTACGATGCCGTCGAGTTTTGCAGGCCACTGAGTGTAAAATTTAACAATACCGGTTCTAACACTGTTAGAGTCTGCATACTGTTGAATAAAGTTCATATCTAAGATTTCCAAAATTGCAGCCTGAAATTCAGGAACTTCCCCACTGTTAAACGCTTTAATTACAGCTTTTTTGGTTGCGTATGCTAGCTTACCACCATCAGTTCCGTTGCCTTCTTCCTTGCTAATAATTTCTTGGTATTTGGCCATTGGTGTCTTGCCGCGGATACTACTCATAACTTCATCCATAATACTCGGCTTCCAAGGAACATATTTTTTAAATTCAGCAGGAATCAAGTTTGGCTTATTTGAGTGTAGCAAATTCATGGCCTGAAAGATTTGACTTACACTGGCCGGTTTTGGTAAAGATTCGTTTTGAAGTAAATCGATAAAGTCAATTGCAAATTGAAATTTCTTCTTACCTCGCATTTCGTCGGGTACAATAATCGACGCAGCAATGCTAGGAGCGGCGCCACCCTTTTGACCTTTGCTTGAAATGTTAATTTGCTTTTGTGTTTTTGGGTTAGTTACAGTCGCAATGCTGTCTGACAGCGGATTATTGGTTTTGCTAGGAAAGTTTAAAACTAACTCATTTAGATTGCTACCTAGCCATTTTAAAAATGCTTCTTTCTTAGGAAACTCAGACTGTCCATGGACCAATGCCAATACACCTAGATATTCTCCGGCATAATCAATGATGGCAGCACGAATTGGTTTATTTCGTCTGAACTCCTCGGGGATGACAGCAGGCTGGCCGCGCATAATTTGGTTAGCCATTTCAATAACTGCTTTACCGTAAGAAGTAGATTGCAACGCCTTGTTTGATACAATCATCTTACCTAAATCAGATGCTTTAAAATCTATATCAGCAATTCCAATGTTAGAAGGTTTAATAATTAATGCTTCTTTACCAGCATTTTCGGTGTCCCCAATTTCGCCTTCTTTTCCTGGAGGTACAGCCTGACCGAATGGTGGTGTCTTTAAGAATTTTCCCAATGGCCATTTTTTACCGTTGACGTCAGTTAACATAACTTGTCCAGCAAACTCGCCAGCGTCATTTAGAGCTTGTAGACGTTTAATTTCGCTTTGTGCAATAACAACTGCTTCACCATCTACAGTGTAGAAAGGATTTTTGTCTCTGATGTATTGCAAAAATTGCTCGAAACGACCTTCTCGTTTTTTAATTGCGTTTGGGTCTAAAGTTTGTGCTTCAGTTAATAATTGACGTAGTAACATTTTAAATTTCAACTCCTTCGCGGCCTAAAGTTTCTCTAGCATCTGCTAATAACGCTTCGCGCTCGGGATTATTTTCTATTGCTTTGAGTACTGCTTCTACGCTGGTTAAACTGGTACGATCAAAACCATGACCAAATAGCAGTGTAGCAATGTGATCTGGGTCGTCACCGTTGTCAACTAACTTTTTAGTTGCACGATCAATTAGACCAGTGGTTGGGTTCCATGTAAAGCCTTTTACTTTAGCAATGCTACTTAGCAGGATTTGTTTGTGGGCACCGCGGTATTTGCTATGCGGATCAGACGCCATTGCAAACTTTGCAAACTCTAAGTTAGGAACAAACATAAAGTCAGTTTGTACATAACCACGTTCGGGGCTACCACCAATTGGTGTTTTAAAGTGTACGCTGATACCAGACTTTCTAATAAATGCCTTTGAATCTTCGCCGTGTTGGCTACACCATGCACTTAATTTAGCAACTAATTCTTCTTTGGTAACACC